CAAGCAGGTCGTAGGGCGAGGCGCCGACACCAACCACGTCGATATGCACGACAGCCCGATCGCGCCGGGCCTGCATCACATGGCCCAGCACCGCAGGCCCGTCAGGCGTGGACGCGCCGGCAAAGCACTTGAGGTCATCGAACCACGTCCCATGCCGCGCGGAGAGGATGGTCATGTCCTTGCCGCCGCGGGCCACGTCCACGCCGAGCACGTCCATCGGCCCCGGCTTGGCCTCGTGGAACGGGCGCCAGCGGTCCATCGCGGCTTCGACCCATGCGGTCGGGATGACCTGCCATTCGTCATCCTCGACCCCGGCGAGAAAGTCCCCGTTCAGCATTTGCGAGCGCAGGGGTTCGGGCAGCGATTGCAGCGTGGCGACATATCCGGTCTCCAAGTAGAAAATGTTGTCGGTGACGCGGGACGGGATGAACGTCCGGCTCTTGGGCTGCACGATCTCGGTGCGACTGTGCTTCTTGGGGTCGAACTCGTAGCAGGGCTTGTCATCGACGATCACGAACGGGCGGCCGTCCTCCAGCTCATAGTCCTCGTTTCCGGCCACAGTGGCGAACCAGCGCAGTTCGCCGGGCTTCGCAGGGTTCGCGTGCTTCTTGTCGAGCCAGGGCGCGAAGAAGCGGATGACCCAGCGCCCGGCCGTGGTCGTGGGCGGGTTGAAGGTCAGGATGGTGCGGCACCGCTGCTTGGTGCTGCTGGTCCGGTTCCAGCCCATCGTGAAGCGCACCTTGGCCTCGGGGATCTCGGTCGCCTCGTCGTAGGCTTTCAAGTCGTGCGGACGGCCTTGCCATCTGTTCTCGTCGCCGGGGTCGTTGAGACCGCCAAACTCGACCAGGCGCTTGCCGATGCGCCATTGGCCCTTCTGGCTGTTGTAGCCGTCCGTGCCGCCCAGCAGTTCGGTGAGGCGCTGCACCACGCCTTCAAGCTGCGCCTTCTCCTTGCGGAAGATTACCGCGCGCTCGTGGTGTTCGAGGGTCAGGCCGCAGAGCAGGTCGGTCTTTCCGCCCCCGGCCGCGCCACCGTAGCCTATGATGTCGGCCTCGCTTTCGAGCGCCATCTGCTGCGGGCCTGGAAGCGGGGTCCAGCGCCGGCCATCGCTGTTGAGGATGGAAGCCACCTCGGCCCGCTCGGCAGGCGTCATGTGCTCCCACAGGTCTTGGAGGCGCTTGGGGTCGATCACCCCGCGACGTTATCCCCCAAGTTCGGCGGCCTTCGCGCGCAGGGCGGCGGCTGTGGCTAGGCAATCGGCTGCCATCTGCGCCCACATCGTTCCGCGCCCTCTGGACGCCAGTTCGCACGCATGGTCGATGCCAATCTTCTCGACCCGCTCAGCCAGAGCGATCAGCTCAGCGGCGGTCATTGGTCGGCTTCCTGCGTGGACGGCCTAGATACCGCCGTGATGATGTCCTTCAGGCTGGCCGGTCGGTCGCCATTCTCGACCCAAGCCACAAGGCGCCGAGCCCTGTTCAGCACGTCGTCCACGGTCCACGCTTGCCCGATCTGCACCGCTTGCTCAATGGCCCATCTCCGCAGTTCCATCTCAGTCATCATCACTCTCCTTCCGCTTCTCAGCCTCGGCCAAAATCGCGGCCAGCTTCGCCGCCTGCTGCAACGACAGCCCGTCGCTCGCCTCCAGCTTCTCGCCTCCGCTCGTCACGTCAATGCGGTCGCCGTATTTGCGCGGGTTCCACTTGGCGAGCAGTTTCAGGCGGGTCTCGACACGCAGCTTGGAGCGGGCGACCCACTCGGCATCCATCTTCTCTCCGTGCTCGGTCGAGATCGTGTCGTGCTTGCTATCGTCAGCGATCTCCAGCGCCTCTTGAGCCAGATGGTCGTGGCCCATGTCCCGCGCACGCGCGATGCGCCGCTTGATGCTTTCGTCCTCGCTCTCCCAATCGTAGATCGCATCTGTTGAGACGCCGACCTCACGACAGGTGACGGCCAAGGGGATGCCTTTCTCCAGGCCCTCGATGACCTTCTGGACGAAGTAGTTTCGCTCGTCCTTGGTGAATGGCCGCTTGCCCATGTCCTTTGTCCTATCCCCCAATGCGCTGCCGCTTTTCGGCGCGGTCCATTTCGCGCCAGAGGTTCACGATGGCGAAGCGCTCGGGTTCACTCCAATTGGACAGGTCGGGGAAGCCTTGCGGATGGTATCGCATGAGGCGCTTCAGGAGCTTGAGCGATCCGAGGCGCGCGTCGGTGGTTTGCTTCCAATCGTCGGAGACGCGCACGTCATGGGGCATGGTGGCCTTGAGGAATGGCGTGTGGTCTGGGATCTTGGGCTCGCGCCGTTCGCTTTGGAGGCCCATGTCGCGGGCTTTGGTTCGGATGGCCTGCTTGGTTCGCTTGAGGCGGGTGGCGAGGATGCCGATGGGCTGGTGTCCGTATCCTTCGATCAGGACGGCAATCTCGGTCGGGTGCCATTCGGGGCGACGAGGGCGGGGCTTGATGCGGGTCATGCGGGACGGCCGCGCCTTGGTTCGCATCCCAGGATTGCGGCGGCATCGGTGGTGTAGGGCTGCTGTCGGGGCGGGATCATTGGTCGTTCTCCCACGGGTCGGTTTCGGCCCGACGAAGTTCGGGCGGTGTGGTTTCTGAGAGGTCGGGAATGTCAGGGCTGGTGCCGCCCGCTCCCGGCGGGGGGGCGTCAGCCCTACGATACGTAGTATCTAGGGGAGGTTGTGTGTGCAGACTTTGTGCACTCGCTCCCTGTGGGCTTTGTGCACTTTGTGCAGAACTTTGTGCAGCACTTTGTGCGGACTTTGTGCGGTACTCTCCTAGGGAACTTTGTGCACTTTGTGCAGAACGTCCGACCTCGATTATGCCCATTTTGGGGTTCCGATTGGCATATTCGCCGACCTGCCCGATGCTGATTTTGCCTGCTGCGAACAGCCGTTCCATGGCCAGTTCGAACCGTTTTTTGCCGATCTTGCGGCCGGCGACGGTCCCGAAAAATGCCTTGGGGGCGTAATCGGCGGAGTTCTTGGCAGCGGAAACGGGGCGGTTCTGGCCTCGCCTTTCGCGGAAGAGTTCCATGAAAATGCGCTCGTCGGTGGCGTCCTTGCAGTCTGCGACCTGCTCGTCAAACTCGTCCTTGGGCATGTCCTTTGCGGTCTTGAAGCAGCCCTGGTGCCAGCGAAATTCGATGGTCTCGCCCTTCTGGGCATAGTTGGCCTTGGCCCGGCTGATCTGGCGCGCGTCGGTATCCAGAACGACGGCCTTGCCATCTTCCATGACAGTGGGAACCTCGAGGAACAGGCGGCTGCGCACCTGGTTGGTCCAAGCCGTGCTGCCTGAGTATTCCGCGCCCATCTTGTTCGGATGGCCGATCAGGAGGACGGTGCACCCCGTTTCGCTCGCCAGCTTGTTCAGCAGGCCGCAGAATGCCGCCACCTGGTTCCGGATGTTCTCGTTGCCGGTGAAGAGGTGGGCGACGTTGTCGAGGACCAGGAATCCGATTTGATAGACACGGATGGTCATCAGCAGGCGATCCCAAGCGGGACTGGTCCGCATGGTGCCGTCTTCCTTGAACGTGGCCAGTTCGTTGCCCAAGGCGCCCATCAATGACATCAGGTGCAACCGGCCGTGCAGGGCTTCGATCGTCATGCCGAGGCCTGCGCAGATGTCCTTTTGTCTGCAGTGCAGTTCCTCGTAATCGTCCTCGCAGGTGAGGTAGAGCGCAGCGGTCATGCTTGTGGCAACGCCCAGGAACGGGCGGCCCATGGCGACGCAGGTGGCGAGTTGCTGGCCCGTGAGGGACTTGCCCGCGCCGCCGTCGCCGGTGAAATAGGTCATCTGCTTGGCGGGTATCCAGCGGTCGAGAAGCCACTTCCGCACAGGCCTAGGGCAGTCGGCCCATTCGCTCGGATCGATCAGATCCAGCAGCTTGGACTGATCTAGGGCGTGGATGTTGTCCCCTTCGAGACGGTCCTCGACAGGCCGATCATCCAGTTCGGTGTCAGGCGGCGGGGTCCAGTCGTCTTCACGCCCCAACGTGCCAAAATGCTCGTATGGGTCATAGTATTCCCGCTCCTCGATCGGGTTTCCCCATTGGTCGAGGTCGCCGGGCTTTGGGCCTTCGTTATCTGCCACGAGTTTCACCGGGCCTCCCTTTTCAGCATGGCGGAGGCGGGTGGGTTGCCCGCCGCGAAATAGTCATCAAACGCGCGGGCCATCGGGTCGGGCCCCGCGACATGCACCGTGATGTGCTGCGCGATTGTGGGGTCGATCTCGATCTGCCGCGCCAGCATCAGCAGGCACAGGTGTGTCTGAAGCGCATCAGTAAGTTGCTCTTGAGACAGCGCCGTCACAGCCCAGCCACCCGCGCGACATACGCGCTCTGTTCCGGCGTCAGCTTGCCCTGCTGCACCATCATGTCGAGATAGGGCTGTTTCTGATGCTGTTGCAGCTCGCCAAGCGCATTGATGATGGCACCCAAGATGTGCGCGGCCACGGGCGGCGCTTTCCGACGCGCGGCCTCCTCTGCCATCTTGCGGCGCTGCCAGGCAGGGATAAACCGGGTCATATCCACCCCCATTCGCGCATCACGGCAATCGCGCCGTCCACATCGCACACCGCGCGGACAGGCCAGCCATCGCGGCCCATGTCATCCGCCACGGCAATCTGGTGCGGCTCCAGCACGCCACCAGGGCGCTTCACCTCCAGCAGGCCCACCAAAGGCGACCATCCCGCCACCGGCTTCCACACCAGCAGATCGGGGAAGCCCGGCACGACGCCGTCTGCCTTTAGCGCGCTCATCTGGCGCATCCGGCTTTCCGCGCCGCCTGCCAGATGGGCGCCGTTGGGGATGTGGATCGACCGGACGCCGATTTGTCGCAGGGCGCGGCGTATCTGGCGCTGGATATAGCGCTCCTTGACGCCGGTATCGTCCTTGGCCTTGCCGACGTGGACGTGCTTGCGCCGCTTCGGCTTTTCCAGCGCGTCCAGATCGGCGCTGCTGAATCCACTCACCGCCGCCCCTCCCTCACGCCCTGGCACGCGATGCACCTGGTTGCCCATGGCGCGGCGGCCTTGCGTGCGGCGCCGATGTCGTCGCCACAGTCGCTGCATTCGGTGCAGTCGGGATCGACGCCCACGGCCATGGTGAGGCTGCGCAGCGTGGCTTGGAGCCGCGCCACGCCTGCCTCCCGTTCCCGCGCGGCCATCACCTCGGCCCGGTCCAGATCGTCGCCGAAGTCAGACATCAGCGCTCACCTCTTGAGCCCTGTCGGCCCGATTTTTCGTCCGCGAACCGGCCGTAGATGGCACGGCCTTTGCGGGGGGGGGTGACGGCTCCGCGCTGAACAGCGGCGCATCCTCGCCCTTCACATGGGCAAGTCGGCGCTTGATGTCGGCGATGTATTCCGCCTCACGCTCGATCAGGATGGCGTGAAAGCCCTCGCGCATCGCGGCCATGCCGGTGGTGCCGCTGCCCGCGAACGGGTCCAGGATCAGGCCACCGGGCGGGGTGATCAGCCGACACAGCCACGCCATCAGGTCAACGGGCTTGACGGTCGGATGCTTGGAGCCGAGGCGGTCGGATGCGTCGGCCTTGGCGGTGTAGAAGAAGCGGGCTGCGGAGCCTTGGGAGGTGGTAAAGACTTGTTCGCCGCGTGCGTTCGGCTTGCCATAGGTCGCGCCATGCGTGCGCTCGCCGCCTTCAGCGGGATAGCCGCCGCTCGCCGTCTCAGGAAACCCCGCCAGCACTTCGGGGCTGCCGTCGTGGATCAGGTTGGCGGGGAAGCGGCCACACTCGAAACCGGCAATGACTTCCCGGTTCTTGTGCGCGTTCCAGCCTGATTTTTGCCCGAGTGCAGACAAGCTAGCTTTGCCCAGCGTGCTTTCCGTCCCCACCCGGCACCCATCGATATTCAGCCCCCCGCAGCCGTGCTTCAGGGTGTTGCCCGCCAGCGTGCCGTCCAGCGGCTTGCGGGCAAGGGCGATTGGCTCCCACGCCGGCTTCAGCGCCGAACCCCAACCCTGCCACGCGCGCGCGGCTTCTGTGGCGGGGGCGGTGATGCCCTTGTCGACGGCATGCGATTCACGCTGCCACCCCTCCAGGCCGCTGCCCGCAGAGCGGAATCCTTGGCCGTAGCTTCCGATCACCTCCCGCACAGCCCCAGCTTCGCGGTCGATCGCCTTGCTGATGTCGTGCGATTTCGGAAATCCTGAGCCATAGCACCAGGCCAGCTGGTCCCGGATCTCGAACCCGGCATCCTCGATCGCAACGGCCATCCGGTGATAGGTGCGGGTGCCGGAAAAGGCGACCATATGCCCGCCCGGCTTCAGCAGTTGCAGCGCCAGCGCCCAGGTTTCGGCGCGGAAGGCGATGTCGCCGCCGTCCCATTCCTTGCCCATGAAACCCCGCGACGATCGGGCAAAGGCACCAGCCGCACCGTCTTGTGGCTTGCACGGGGCCGCGCCATCCTTGCCGAACCGTTTGACGATGCTGGTCAGGTGATACGGCGGATCGGTGACGATCGCGTCCAGCTGCACACCCTCGTCGATGAGGCGGCGCATCACGTCCAGGCAATCGCCATGTTCCAGCCGCACCGTCACAGCCAGCCCTTCCGCATTGCAATGTCCAGTTGAAACGCCTCGATGTGCGCTGCGATCTCAGCCGACCGCTTCACCCGGCGCGTTTCATGTCCGCGCACATGGGGCGCGCTCTTGCCGGTCATCATCGCGTCCAGCAGGGGCGCGTCGCGCAGCAGGCGCGGGCGGAACTTGCCTGTGCGGACGAAGCGCTCGGTCCACTTCATGCTGTCACCCGAAAATGCGGACGGGTGACGCCGAGCGTGGAATCCCCGCGCCAGTGCGGGCGAACAAGCTCCATCTGCCCAAGTCGGAAGCGCAGGAAGGCTCGGCAAAAGTGGTGCTTGCGCGCCCCCTTGGAATCCCCGTTCGGCCGAGGCCCTCCGGGCTGCGTCGGCTGCGCGAGATCGAGCCGGATCAGAACGTGCTCGTAGAGCTTCGGCTTTCCCGACTTCTCGCGCGAGCGGTTGAGCCGGGCAAGATTGCTCTCGCGCTTATCGCAGAGCGCCGGCGTCGCCAGAAGGGCGATTGCGCCGAGGAAGCCGGAATTGATCGAGGCCGGGGCCGCTTGCAGGCCGCCGGCATCGAGGCGCAGAATATCAGTCGAGAGCTTGACCTCGGCCTTGTGGCGGATTGCGATGATGCAGCGCGCCGAGCGGAGCGTCGGGCCATCGGCCTTAAACAGCAGCCCACGCAGGCCATCCTCGATCTCGATCCATCCGATCTCGCTGGGGAGCGGAATCAGAGCCGCGACTTCAGCCGGGCGCGCGAGGGCATCGCTCGCCGCCTTCGAGGCGAAGGCATCGAAGACGAACTTTGGCGCCGCTTCGAGTTGGGCGAGCAGATCCGCAGCCTCGGGGAAATCCATCTTGCGGACGCGAGCGGCGAGGGTGTCAGCCAGGATCACGCTGCCCTCTCGAACGGCAACGGAATCTGCCCCAGCTCGCGTTCATAGGTCTCGATCAGCGCGTCCATCTCGCGCACCTGGTCGGGGTTCGCGCGGCGCCGGGCGATGACCTTGCGGAGGACGCGCACGTCGTATCCGTCAGCCTTGGCCTCGCGGTAGAGGTCTCGAATGTCCTCGGATAGCGCCTGCCGCTCGTCGAGCAGGTTGTTGATGCGCTCGGCATGGATCTTCAGCGACATGGCAATCTCCTCAGAAGTTTAAGCCGGACCCTGTGAGCGAGTGGTCGAACTGTCGTGTGGTGATGGGGGCGACCTCGACGATGCGGGCCTTGCCGGTCTTGACGCGCCAGAGCTGGCCCTCGAAGGTCTTGAGGAAGGCGGCGATCTGCGGCTCAATGATCGCGCGGGCCTCGGCACTAGGGATGCCCTTCTGCCGCGTGAGCCAGCGGTATTGCTCGCGGAACTGCGGCGGCCATCCGCCGAACGTCTTGGCAAGATGCCGCTCGCGGGCCTCACGGCTTTTGGCCCGGCCCTCAGGGCTGCGCTTCCACTGGCGCATCTTCTCGATCGCCTCGGCCCGAATTGCCGGGTCGCTGTTCATCTTCGCGCAGTAGGACCGTAGCCGCTCCCGATGCTCAGGGCTGCACGGCTTGCCCTGCCGCTTCTCGCCCTTGCGCGCCTGATTGCTCTCAATGCGCCGACGCTTCACCGCCTCCGGGTCGATGTTGATGCCCAGCTCGCGGATCATCCGGTTGATGGAGCCCTTGGTGCGCCCCAATGCCGCTGCAAGGGTGGAATAGCCCTCACCAGCCTCGACCATGGCGCGGAGCCGCTGAAGCTCCTCCTCGGTCCAGAAACGGCGGCTCACAGCGGCCTCCGTTGCTTGCGGAGCGCGTGCAGCACCGTGGTATGGTCCCGGTTGAACAGCCGGCCGATCATGGGCAACGTGTCGTTCGGAAACCGGGCCTTGATCGCGGCCATCGAATCTTGCCGCGCGCGGGCAATAATCTTTTCGCGCCGCCCACCCATCACCTCTTCCACAGGCACCCCGTGCCTGTCGGCAACCTCGGCAATCACCGCCATGCGGAGATCCCGCGGCGTCTGCACCGACCGAACGTCGATGATGTCGCGCACCTTCATGCCCGCGCCTCCGCCAGTCGGCTGCGCAGCTCGTCCATCACGGCGCCGGCCTCGGTGATCTCGTCCGCCATGCCGGTCAGCTCGTCGCCGCAAATCTTGCCGTCGCGCACCGCATGAAGCACCCGGTGCAGCGCAGCGGAGAGCGTGATGCCCTTCGCCATGTCGCAGGTGGCGGCCCGTTCCGAGCGGGTCAGGCGATAGCCGGCCAACGCCAGCACGGGGTTCATATCCTCGCCCCAGCGCCGCACAGCGCGCAGGAACGTCACCAGCCCCATGTCGCTGTCGGCCAGGCGATAGTCGCGCACGCGGTCCGGGCTCTTGTGCAGCGCGTCTCCGATCGCACCGTCGGTCAGCTGATCCCGGCGCTTGATGTCGGTGAGCACGTCGGCGATCGCTTGAAGCGCGGATGTCGCGGAAAAGTCAGGCGCAAGGCCGTGGAAATGCCGGTCAAGCATGAGCTACTCCAATGGCATGATGGGGCGAAATCAGATCGGTGAGGCGGAGGGCTTGCGTCCGAAAAGGGGCGAGGGCCGAAGCCCCCGCCAGTCGGCCGCTGTCTTCCACCCGGAATGGTTGCCCGCACTTCGCGACCTTTTCCGGTGTCATGTCGGCTGCCTCGAAAGGCAGACAGAGAGCGCCCCGGTTTTGCGCCCGAGCGGATTGCTCGCAGGCAGGTCGCGCTTGTGCCGCGCGGCGGGCATGTCGTGGCTCGAAGATGGCGCTCCCAATGAAAGGTTGAACGGGTTCGTCGGCCGGCAAAGGCGCGCGTGGCAGGGTTGGCGTGGTCCACGCGCTCATGCGGCCTGCTCCTGCGGGTCCAGCGCCGCCGCCAGCTTGTGCCAGGTCTCGATCCTGCCGCCGAACTTGCCTGCTTCAATCCGCTCGATCGTGTCGCGGGACACGCCAGATCGGCGCGACAGTTCTGCCACCGTGAGGCCCGCGCCTTTGCGGGCGGGAGCGAGGCTCTGATGTTGTCCGATGATAAGCATGGCCGCATAGGTATTCCGCATTTATGCGGGGTGTCAAGCGGCAGCAATGGGGCAGGCCTTTCGGAGCCTTCACCGTTAACGTTCGCGCCCATGCGGCAGTCAGAAATTGCGGATTGGGTCAGGCGGATGCTGGAGAAGCACAACCTGTCACCGTATGGTCTGGCAATGCGCGCCGGCTTGGGGAAAGACACGGTGAACCGGGCGCTAGATCCCGACTATCCGCACGTCACCTCGACGCGCACGCTGTCCAAGATTGCAGAGACTTTGGGAGAGACTGCGCCTGGAAACGCTACCGCGCCTAGTGCCGCGTCCCTGCTGCCAGTTGTCGAGATGATCGGGAACGCAGCTCGGGCATCGAAGGTGTGGGGCGAGGCGCAGGCAATGCCGTTCGCTGAAGCTCTGCACGACACGCTTCAAGCGATTGCAGACGATCCAGAAGCCCTTGGCGATCCTCGCATTGCTCGCGCTCTAGCGCGCGTCGAGTTTCGGAGATTGCGCGACTGAGACGCGCCAAGGCGTTCTCCTGAAACTCTCTGACTAACAAACGAACCTCCGAAAACACATAGTATCGGCCATACTGGCACAAACGCTGTCAATGGCAATTGCGCTCTGTCATCCCGTATTCCGCATAAATGCGCTTGACGCCCCGCATTAGTGCGGTATTGTCACCCCATCAGCGCAGACCGCCTTCGGGCCGGAAGCGAGATGGGAGAACCTTCGATGTTCACGGTGTTTCAGAACGGGGTGGCGATCACGCCTGTTGGCGGTGTGACCCAGGCGGAAGCCGACGCCTATGTGGCGCGGGCTGCTGCTGCGAAGGCGGCGGCTGATGCGGCATGGCGCCAGTGGGCCGACCAGAACGGCGGCGCTGTCGAGGCGCGCGAGCTGGCGATCCGGTTGCAGCACGAGGCCGAGCGCAAGGCTGCGACGTTCGACGATTGGTTTGCCGGCGAGGCGCACGAGAAAGCCCGCTGGACACAGGCGGCTGCCGATTGGGCGCGTCACGCTGCGGCGATGACGAAGATCCTGACCGATGATGCCGCCGCCGACGCGCTGGCGTGGTTCGAGCGCGAGAGCAAGGCGGCGCTGGCCCGAGTGCTGGGCACGCCTGAGCGCGCTGCGGTCGTTGAGCAGCTTGCCGCCAAGCGCGACGCCCTGCGGCGGACGCAAGGGGGCGGCCAATGAGCAAAGAAACCTACAACATTCTCGACCGCTTTACCGGCGCTGTTCGGTTCACGGCGGAAATTGAGTGCGCCGCCGATGCTTTGCCCGGCGTCAAGTTGGGGCTGGCGGTCAAGGCTGCAATCAGGGCGGGGGCCAACCTGTCGCGGGCCAACCTGTCGGGGGCCGACCTGTCGGGGGCCGACCTGTCGGGGGCCGACCTGTCGGGGGCCGACCTGTCGGGGGCCA